GTCGTCTCCGCCGCCCGGCACGTCGGAGACCAGCGCGCCGGTGCCGTCGGTGTCGTCCGGGTCGCCGGTCACCCCGACGTCGGCGGCCTGCAGGAACGTCAGCCGCGGGCCGACCCCGTCCTTGCGCCAGATCTGCGCGGAGTCCCGGACCAGCCCACCCGCCTCCGGAGTGGCGAAGTACGGGTTGGTGCCGATCGTCGTCGACACCGGGGCGATCAGCTGCTCGATCGCCTTGCCGTTGGCGGCGCGGGCCACCAGGTTGCCGTCGATCGTGCAGCCGGTCGGCGCCAGGTCGTAGTTGTCACCGATCCGCACGCCCTCGGGGCAGTCGACGATGACGTTGTTCAGCACCTTGGCGTTGACGACCCGCCAGTGCCCGGACAGGTTCGAGCTCGAGCCCTCGGCGTCCCCGGAGTCCAGGAGCATCGGCCCCTGGAAGTTGCCGCCGTAGACCCCCTCCACGTAGTTGTGGGAGATCTCGTGGTTCTTGTCGTAGAACCGGAACCCACCGGAGCCGATGGTGGTGCCGAACGTGGCCACTCAGACTCCCGTTCTGGTCAGAGCGACGTCGGGCCGGAGCCGGACGTGATGCTGATGCCGACATCGCCGTAGTCGCCGCTCACGACGTTGTCGCTGTAGAACTTGACGCCCGACGCGCCGTCGCCCAGGTCCACGACGTGGTCGGAGTCGCCGACGAACTTGTTCCGCGTGATCGACACGTTGTCGACGCCGTCGAGCTTGATGCACTGGTTCCAGGAGTCGCCGAACTCGTTGTCGGCTATCAGCCAGTTCTTCATGCCCGACGAGGAGCCACCGGAGTTGCCGCCGCGGCCGAAGTCCTCGGCCATCACGCACTGGTGGATGCTCGCGATGCCCTCTTCGCGGTCCGGGTTGGCCGGGCCGACGGCCTTGTTGCCGACGATCTCCCAGTTGGAGCTGGCCGTCGGGTGCGAGTCCGACACCCAGGTCTGGATGAAGTCGGTGTGCGAGTCGCCCGGGTCGCCGGACACGAAGTTGATCGCGGTGTTGTACTTGATCTTGATGTTGTTGCCGAACGCCGTAATCGCGTTCAGGTCGCCGTCGCCGGAGGGCTCGATGCCCTTGATGTCGTTGTTCTGGAAGGTGATGTTGTCGCCCTCCAGGAACGCTCCGTACTGGCTGTTGGCGTTGATCCGGTAGTTCTGCACCACCACGTTGTCGGCCTCGACGTCGATCCGGCCGCTGGTGAAGCCCTTGCCGTCGTAGACCTTCGGGTTGGACGCGGTGCCGCCGGAGGTGATGGTGAACGCGCCCCGGTTGCCGGTCTCCACGATCGCTCCCGGCGGGGTGGCGACACCGCCCACGCCCAGCGTCTGGGTCTGCGTCGGCGGCCCGGTCTGGCCCTCGCGGTCGATCACGTAGTTGTCGCTCATGATCCCGTCGGTGCCGTGGCGGTAGACGGGTCCGCCGATCGAGTTCCAGAACACGTTGCCCGACACCCGCACGCCGCAGGCCTTCACCGACACGATCTCGGGCTCGGCGATGCAGTCCTCGAACCGGTTGCGCTCGATCACCGAGTAGCTGAAGGTCTTCGACATCGAGCTGACGCCCGCGCGCACCGGCTCCTTCTCGTTGTCGACCTCCGGCTTGATGTGCTTGAACAGACAGTGATCCAGCCGGACGTGGCGCACCACCTGGTCGGTGTCGAAGTTGCCGTCCCAGAGCACCGCGTTGCCCGGGTTCGACTTGCCCTGGATGGTGCAGTGGTCGATCCGGATGTACTCGGTGTCGTTGCCCATGTAGACGTAGGTCGCCTTGCTCGAGCCGGGGGAGCCGAGCGAGGAGGGCCCGAACAGGCAGCGGGTGATCCGGCAGTGGTGCGCCGTGCCGCGGAACTGGGTGAGGTTGCCGCTGCCCAGCTCGTAGGGGAACGAGAGCCCCTTGAGCGTGACGTAGCTGGAGTCCTTGATCGTCCACGTCGAGCCGGAGGAGAACACCGCGCCCCCGGTGTTGGCCGCCTCCACCGAGATGCCCGCGGTGGAGGTGCCGTTCTTCCCGGAGATGGTGAAGGTGCCCGAGTAGGTGCCGTTGGCCAGCACGATCCGGGTGCCCGGACCGGCGTTGTTCAGCGCGGTGGTCAGCGCCGAGGAGCTGGACACGTTGACCGTGTTCGTGCCCATCGGGATGATGGGGTACGGCTGCCCGTCGGGGAACCCCGAGTAGGGGAACGTGGCCACTTGACTCCCTGTGTTGGTGAGCCCGACCAGCGCGCACGCGAGCACGAGCGCCACCGCGCAGCGCCGGACGAGGGGGTTCATCAGCTGTGCGAGCAGAACAGGTCGCGGAGTTCGATTCGCGAGTACTCGCTCGACGGATTATCCTGGTCGCGCGAGTTCTGCTGGGCGTAATCCCCGACCTTGAAGTACTGCCCGTCACCCCAATCCGGGGATCCGGTGTACTCGGTCGAGCCGTTGATTTTCACGGTGAGGTCGCCGTCGTTGACGTCGATTTCCCAGAGCACTTCCTCGCCCAGATCCACGCCGGAGATGAGGTCGGTGACCTCCTCGCCGTTGATCGACAGCCGCCAGGTCTGCGAGCTGGTCGGCGACGAGGCCTCGGCCCGGATCTGCAGCGTGTCGTCCTCGGAGTCGTGCATCTGCGCGACCACGACCTCGCACTTCTCCGGCGCGTAGTGCATGACCTTCGTCCGGCCGCGCAGCACGTGGTGCCCGTCCTGGGCGTCCCAGGAGGCCTTGGTCGAGGTCGAGCCCTCCTCGTACTCGCGGAATTCGCAGCGCGGGTACTTGGTATTCGAGCTGGTCCGGCCCCCATTCATGAACACCTGCATCTGCACGCCGGTGCCCGTCGAATTCATGACGTAGTAGGGGTTCTTGACGTAGTTGTCCTGCAGCTGCGAGGGCGAGATGTCGGTGTGCCCGTCCTCGAACCCGATACCCAGGTTCCACCAGCCGCCGGTGCCGTTGCCCAGGCCGTTGATGTTCAGGAAGGTGCTCGGGTCGCTCGAGGCGGGCGGCGATCCGCTGAACGGCAGCAGCGCGTCCACCCGGTTCGAGGCGGCCGACTCGACCCCGGACACCGTCGCGGTGACCCAGTACTCGTAGTTGCGCGCGGTCGAGGGGGTGCGGGTGGTGGAGGTCCCGGCGATCTCCAGCGCGCCGGACACGCCACCCGGGGACTCGGTCTCGTAGAGGGTGTAGAACTCCGCCCCGCTGACCGCGTCCCAGGACAGGTTGATCGCGCCGATGGTGCCGCCCGCGGTGACCGTGACCCGCAGGTTCTTCGGCGCGGTGCCGCCCCCGCCGGGGCCCTCGACGTCGGTGCCGTCCGGGTAGACCCAGCTGGTGCCGGTACCGATGATCAGCTTGCCCTTGGTGCCCAGGCTGGTGTCGAAGAACGGCAGCCCGATCGCGGGTGAGGGTCGTGCGCTCGAGGGTCCGGAGGCGAACTGCCTGCTCGAGCCGCCACCGGCCAGCAGCGCAGCCACCTGATCCCGCAGCTCGTCCAGGTCGAGGTCGAGCGCCTCGATCCCGTTCTCCCAGCGGTTCGCCGAGTTGACCGCCGTCAGCTGCTCGCCGTCGGTCCAGGTCTTCGGCGTGAACAGGTCAGCCATCAGGCTCCTTCGTGGGATGATCGAACGCCCACCTGATGGCCTCGCTGTGGAGTTATCGCAGGTGGGGAGCGTTACGTGTTCGGCTCACCGCAACGGCAGCCAGGGCAGTGGTATTACAGGCTAAAGCTTGAAGATCCGGTTCGAGCCGTTGTCCCAGGCCACCGTGATGTTCTGACCGTTGGGGGTGACGGGCAGACCCGTGGCGGTGTCGATGTAGGCGATCAGCCGCTGCGCGGTCGCGGCCACGTCCGCCCCGCCGGTGACGGCCGAGGACTGGAACAGGATGATCGCCGGGATCGCCGCCCCCGCGGGCACCGAGGTGAAAGTCACGTCGCCCGCGTCCGCGATCCCGTCGGTGTTGGTCAGCGAGTCCAGCGCGGCCGAGGTGGCCACCAGGGTGCCGCCCGCGCCGGTGACGTCGGAGACGAACTTGTGGGTCGCGTTGAAGGTGTAGCCACGCACCAGCGCGGCCTTGATGGTGGAGCCGGAGGTGGCCTTCCACACGATCTCGCCGCTGAGGTAGCCCTCGCGGCCCGGGTTGAACAGCAACGATGCCACTGGATCTCCTCTGAGCAGGTGAAAGCGCCGCGCCGGGGAGCCGGACGCGGGACGGGTGGTGGGGTCAGGACGTGCGGTAGTGCCGCTTGCCGGTGATCTCGACGGTCATCGTCGAGTCGGCACCGGTGGTGTGGGTGAAGATCGCCTGCAGCGGCTCGGACGGGTCGATCTCGAACAGCCGCGGACCGGGCGAGTAGGTGAGCCGGTCGAACCCCGGGATCCAGGACGCGCCGTGCGCCTGGTGGGTGAATCCGGTCGCGGTGTCGATGCCCAGCTGGCGGCCCGGCTCGATGACGCCGTTCCAGCCGATGTGCCCGGTCGAGGTGGACAGCCGCGGGTTGTTGCCCGGGCCGAAGATGACCTGCAGCTCGGTGCACGGCGCGGTGGCCGCGGCGAACACCGAGAGGTCCACGTAGCCGTTGGTGGGCAGCTCGAGCGTGCCGGTGGTGACCGGGGTGATGTCAGTCCAGTGCCCGGACGGGATGGTGAACACCGCGCGCAGCCGGGCGAACCACGGGGTGCCCGGCCGCCGGTCCGGGGTGATGGTCTCGTCCGGCGACAGGTGCCCGAACGCGCGGCGGATCGTGCCGTCCGGGCGGGCGTGGTCGATCGCCACGATCCGGCGGTGCAGCAGCCGCACCAGCTCGTCCCAGCGGGCGAACCACTCGGCCTGCGTGGTGGACCCGTCGGGCACGTACCCGGTGATCTGGTCGCCGCCGAGCAGCCACATGTTGAAGCTGATCCGGCCCGGACCGTCCGGGCGCCGCGGCTGGCCCAGCCCGCCGAACACCTGCAGCTCACCGTCCCGGCCGGGCAGCGCCACGTTCTCGCCGACCGTGCCGGGAGTGGACAGCAAGCCCTCCGCGGTCTCGATCGCCCAGGCGAACTGGGTGAGGTCGATCCCGTCGATGTAGTAGGTGTCGCGGCCGTCGGCGGTGGGGATCGGGATGGACAGCGTCAGGACCGGGCGCCCGAACGCCTCCTCGGTGAAGATGCCGACGGTCTCCACCAGCTGCGGCGGGATCGGCTCGACGGTGACCGTCGCGATCGGGAAGGTCTCTTCCGAGTCGATCCCGGTCGCCACCACGATCTGAGATCCGTCGGAGGTGTTGACGACCGGGGCGCCGAACGCCTCCTGGGAGTCGATCGTGGCCGGGAACACCGAGCGGTCGCCGGTCGCGGGCGCCACGCCGGGGAACAGCTCGGATCCGGGGAACAGCCCCACGCCCGGGTACGGGCCGGTGGCCACCGTCGGCACCGTCACCGTCGGGGCGCCGAGCGCCTCGGCCGTGGCGATGCCGATCACCTCTACCGTCTGCGCCGCGTCGGCCACCGACACCGTCGGGGAGCCGAACACCAGCCCCGGGTTGATCCCGGACGGGGAGATCACCAGCGGCGACGGCTGCTGCACGACCAGCGACATCGTGATGTACGGCCGCGACGACGAGCAGGTGGCGATCCGCGTGCCGGTCGCGCCGGAGGAAGTGAGCTCGTCGTAGTAGACCCCGAGCAGGATCCAACCGTCCGAGGACAGCGTGGAGTCCTGGGCCAGGGTCATCCCGCTGGGGGCGCTGTAGGAACGGGTGGTGCCGTCGGTGCCCGCGATGTGCGCGGTGAGCAGCAACCCGCCGTCGGTCCCGGTCACCGACGGCGCCGGGTGCGTGGTGGAGTTGGAGCCCTTCGCCCAAGTCGGGGTGACCGCGAGCGGCTGTGATGGGTCGTACCCGGTCAGCGCCACGATCACGATCGAGCAGTTCGAGGACGTCGAGTCCGGGAACGAGTAGGTCGAGGGCTCGCTCGAGGTGGCGATCTTCTGCCACACCTTGACGAATCCAACGTCGCTGCCCCGGCTCTCGCTGGAGATCTGAGTCCAGCCCGACGGGGCCGTCATCGACGACAGGCTGCCGTCCACGTCGGAGGCCTGGACGGCCAGCAGCAGGTCACCCTCCTGCACCCCGGTGGGCCGGGAGGGGACGACGGTGTTGGAGTTTCCGCGCGCGTCCTCCGACGCGGACCGGAAGGCAACCGCCACTAGTCGCCTCCGCTCACGTGATGGATCATCAGAACGCTCCGAGCTCGGTCAGGGTGCGCGCCGCCTGCGCGGTCGCCGCCGCACCGGGCCGGGTCTTGGCCAGGTCACGCCGCAGCCCGCGCATCTCGACGAGCAGCTGCCCGAGCAGCCCGGACTGGTCGGCGTCCCCGCGCAGCGCCCGGATCTCGCGCAGCATCGAGTCGTCGCTGGCCCCGAGCTCGGCGTTGACCCGGGCGTTGAAGTCGGCCGCCCACTGGTCGGTGGCCAGCACGTCGTTGATGCCCGAGACGCCGGACACCACGGTGTCGGTCAGCGACTCGGCGGCCTTCTTCACGCCCAGCTCGGAGCGATTCATGCCGACCGCGAGGCCCTCGCCCAGGAACTCGCCGAGCGCGATGAACACGCGGCTGGGCGAGCGGATCCCGGCCGCGGCGCGGGTGGCGGCAGCCGCCGCGTCGGCCAGGCGACGAGCCGCGGCCTCGACCGCGCCCGCCTTGCTGTTCAGGCCGTCGGCCAGCGCCTGGCCCATGTTCGCCCCGGCCGCGCGGAACTGGCCGACCGCCGAGTTGAGGATCGACACGCAGCGCGAGATCGCCGACTGCAGCGCGGAGACCATCTGGTTGGCGCCGTCGTTCACCGCCTGCACCATCTGCTGGGTGCCCTGCTGGGTGGCGGCGGTCATCTGCGCCCAGCCCTGCTGGGTGGTGGTCACGATCGCGGTGATCCCGGCGACCACCGTGGCCTGCATCTGCGTCATCGCGGCGGTGGTGGCGGCCCCGACCGCGGCCCAGTTGACCACGAAGGCGGCCTGGACCGCGACCATCCCGGCGGTCACCGCGGCGGCGATCGCGGCGATCCCGGCGGTCACCGTGGCGGTCATGATCGTCATGCCGTTGAGCAGCTGCGTGTTCCACGCGAGCACCGCCGAGTTGATCGCCATCTCGACGGCCATCAGCCCGATCGACGCGCCCGCGCCGAGCATGGTCAACCCGGTGGTCATGGTCGCCTGCATGACGGTGAAGCCCGCCTGCAGCCGCGTGTTCCACGCCAGCACCGCGGTGTTGATCGCCATCTCGACCGACATCAGGCCGATCGACGCGGCCCCACCGAGCATGGTCAGCCCGGTGGTCATCGTGGTCTGCAGGGTGGTCAGGCCGGTCTGCAGCCGCAGGTTCCAGGCGAGCACCGCGGTGTTGATCGCCATCTCGACCGACATCAGACCGATCGAGGCGCCCGCGCCCAGGTTGGTCAGCCCGGTCGCCATGGTCATCTGCATGGTGGTCAGGCCGGTCTGCAGCTGCGTGTTCCACGCCAAGATCGCCGAGTTGATCGCCATCTCGACGGCCATCAGGCCGATCGAGGCACCCGCGCCGATCTGCACGAACCCGGCCGCCATGGTCGCCTGCATGGTGGTCATCGCGGTCTGGATCGCGGTGTTCCAGTTGACCGACTGCGCGGCGATCGTGGTGGTGATCGCCGTCATCCCGGTCATGATCGCGACGGTCCAGTCGGCCGTGCCGGTGGCGATCGTGAGGGTGGTCTGATCCATCCCGGTCTGGATGGCGGCGGTGACCATGCCGAACGCCGTGGAGACCGTGGTGGCCATCCCGGTGACGCCGGTGTTCATGGTCGTCTGCATCGCGGTGCCCGCGCCCATCAGCGCGACGACCCAGTTCGCGGTCTCGTTGGAGATCGCCTGGGTGACTCCGGCCATCGAGGTGCCCACCGCCGCGGACAGCACCGACAGCTGCGAGGCGACCTCGGGCGGCAGCGCCGCAAGGGCGTTGGAGAAGGCCTGCTGCGCCGGGGACATGCCCTGGTCGATCGCGCCCGGGACCGGGGCCAGCCCGGACTCGAAGGCCTGCGGGACGACGTCCAGGCCCTCCTTGATGGGCGCGCCGAAGGTGCCACCCACGCCCTTGCGGCCGTCGAGGTGGTGCGTCCACTCGTCGGCGATGCCCTGCGCGGCGCTCCCGGCCACCGGCGGCAGCCCGAACAGCGACCGCACCCAGTTCTCGATGCCGTCGTCCACCGCGCGCAGCCCGAGCGGGTCGTTGGAGTCCAGGCCGAGCGCGGACGACCACTTCTCCCGGATCGAGGTAGAGCTCGACTCGACCCCGGCCGACAGGTCGGCGAACGCTTGCTGCAGCGTGGTCAGCGCGCCCACCGCGGTCTTCACCCCGGCCGCGATGTCGTCGAACTCCTTGGTGAAGTTATCGATCGCGGTGATCGCCTCGGGGATCGTGGCCGCGATGTCGCGCACGCCCTGCGCGAACTCCGGCGACTGGAACGTCTGCGCCAGCTTGGCGAAGCTCTGCTCGATCGCGTCGACGGTCTCCGGCGGGATGGAGTCGATCGCCAGGGCGATGCCGGAGAACACCCCGGAGACCGACTGGCCCAGCGAGTCCCAGTCGAACCGGTTGAAGAAGTTGGTGATCGAGTCCATCGCCTGGTTGACCCCAGGCGCGGCCGAGGCGAACAGCCGCATGCCGTTCTCGACCAGCGAGGTGAACCCGCGGCTCAGCGCGGCCAGGCTGCCGCCGAGCCCCTGCATCGCCTGGTCGAGGGTGCCGTCGGTGATCAGGTCGATCACGCTGCGGCGGAACTCCTCGCCGAAGGTGTTGACCCCCTGCACCAGCGCATCGAAGATCGACGTCTGGGAGCCGAGCAGCAGCAGGCCCTGCACCACCGACTCGATCCCCGGGTGCATCTGCGCCAGGGCGAAGTTGATGTTGGCGAAGGTCTTGTCGATCAACGCCAGGCCGGGCGCGCTGGTCAGCATGTTGGCCATCGACTGCGCGAGGAACGAGACCGCCCGCGCGCTGCCGGTGAGCCCGGCCGTGAGGTTCGGGAACAGCTTGGTCAGGGTCTGGAAGACCGGGATCATGTGCCGCTCGAAGGTGTCCGAGACGGCCTTCTTCAGGTTGTCGAACTCCGGCTTGATCGTCTGGGCGGCGCGCTTGATCCCGTCCATGCCCAGCGACACGGCGGCGATCGGCGCGGCGAGCAGCAACAGCGCGGGTGGGATGGCGGCGATCGCGGTGGAGATGCCGCCCCAGGCCGCGGCGATCGCGGCGCCCGCCGCGGCGATCCCGGCCGCCAGCGGGGGGATCAGGGCCAGCGCCGCGACCGCGGTCGCGGCCGCGATCGCCATCCCGCCGAGAGCGCCGCGGGAGGTAGCGCCCATCGCGGCCGAGCTCGCCGTGGTGCCCGCCATGGCCGTGTTGACCGCGGCGAGCTGGGCGATCGCACCCCCGGCGTCCACGTCGACCTGGATGTCGACCTCGCGGCCGTCCAGCAGGTTGACCAGCGACCAGAGGTACTCCAGCTCGGCGGCCGCCTTCGCCACCCCGGCCACCTGGACCGAGATGTTGACGTCCTTGGAGTCGAGCGCGGCCAACCGGGCCTGCAGCCGCTCGAACTCGGTGCCGTCACCCAGCTCGACCGGGATGGTGATCTGCGCGTTCTCCAGCGCCTCCAGCCGCGCGCGGAGCCGCTCGATCTCGGTGCCATCGCCGAGGTCGACCGGGATGGTGACCTTCGAGTTGTCCAGCGCCTGCAACTGGGAGCGCAGCCCGGCGGTGTCGACGTCGAAGTCGACCGGGATGGTGATCTCTTGCTGCTCGGCCCACTCCAGCTCGGCCTTGAGCTTCTGCCGGAACCCGGAGGTGTCCGGCACGACTCGGATGGATACCCGACCGACTTCCTCACCACCGGGAGAGCCCACGCGTCACCTCCCGGTCATGATCAAGTTGGGTTGTTCCTGGCCTGCTCGGCCGCTTCGGCTGCCTGCTGACGGCGCACGATCTCGGCCACGGTGAGCACGCGGGTGGGCTTGGGCCGGGTCGTCGAGCTCGGCGGGGTGATCACCGGCTTGCCGCCGCGCTTGCCCGCGCGCTGCCGGTTGGCGGCGTTGAGCAGGTTCGCGATCGCGGCCAGCACGTGCATCTGAGGTGACCACGCGCGGAACTCCGGCCCGCCGCGCACCGAGGCGCCGAACGCGGACTCCGAGGGCAGTTGCCCGACGAGCGAGAGCACGTGACGGGGGGTCACTCCGGAGCCGGGCCACCACAGGCCGCGGATGTCCACGCCCCGCTCGATCAGGTCGAACTTGATCGCCAAGCCGTGCTCTTCGAGAAGCCCGTCGAGCTCTATGCTTCCCCCGGCTGGGTCCGCTGCTGGTAGACGTTGAACGTGGTCATCAGGTCGTTGTCGTCGGTCAGCGAGTCCGACCAGCGGTCGTAGGCCTCGACGTCGACCGCGGCCAGCCGCAGCGCGGCGTTGACCTTCTCGAAGATGTCGTCCATCGCGGCCCACACCCGCAGCTGCGCGGAGTAGTGCGCGTCCTGGTTGGTCTTCGCGTCGATCTCCGCGAGTTCCCGCTGCAGCCGGATCAGCTCGCCGCGGGTCTCGGCCACCTCGGCGTAGCGGCGCTTGAACTCGCCGCGGCGGCTGAACGGCCGGATCGCGAGCATCGGCTTGAGCGCCGGGGCACCGGGCGGGTACTCGGTCGGCAGCTCGACGGCGGCGGCGTCCTCGGCCAGCTGGTCGACCACGGAGTCCTGGTCGTCCTTCTTGGTCGCGGCGGCACGGGTGCGCGGAGGCATGTGAGGGTCCCTTCGGAGCGGATGAGGGTCTGTGAGGGTCCGAGACATGAAGAAGCCGGGCGGGCGGCCGGACCCTCATCCACCGCCCGCCTGGCCGTCTGGTTACGCGGCGCCCAGCTCCGGGCCGAGCCAGGTCATCAGGTTCGAGCCCGTGACCTGCAGGACCGTGGCGCGGATCGGGAACGCCAGGAAGCCCTCGACATCGACCTCGACGTCGTCCTCCGAGGAGATCGAGACCTTGGGCACGTAGAGCCCGGCCTCGTTGGTGCCGTCGATGATCCGGATGTAGAGCGCGCGCTCGATCGTGGCCGTCGAAGAGGTCACGCCGAACTGGTCGGCGGTGTCCACGTCGCCGGGCCCGAAGTACATCTCGAGCACGGAGTTGGTGACCTGGTGCAGGAACGCGGTGATCGCGAAGGTCGTCGGGTCGCGGCGCTCGCGCAGGGTCGGGTTCTGCCAGGTGCCGATGGTCTCGCTGTCGCCGCCGTCGCGGGTGATCGTGAGGCCGTCCTCGCGGCTGGTGTGGCCGATGTTGTCCCACGGCGAGGCCGGAGCGGTCAGCGACGCGGGCATCGCCGTCTCGGCGGGCGCGACGTAGATCTCACCGGTGCCCGGGATCAGCACGGCAGAGTCGATCAGTGCCACGGGTACCTCCTAGGGATGGGGAGCGACCGCAGGCGGCCCGTGGCAGGCCGTGCGGGGTCGGCTGCGGGTCGGGGTCCCGCAATCCGTCAGATGGCGTAGGCGATGAGCCGTACGGCGGTGTTCTCGGCCTTGACCACGGTCGGGTTGCCGTAGGTCGTGGCCGGGCCCAGCTTCACGATCTTGACCTCACCGGCATCGAGGCTGTGCGTCCGATCTTCGACCGCGAGGCCGTCGACCGTGCCGGGGGTGTCGATCGTGACGGTGTAGGTGGAGCCCCCGGTGTTGTTCATGACCAGGAGCGTGGATCCGCCGTTGGGGAACGAGTCCCCGTCCGGCACGTTGGCCGCGGTGCCCCAGGAGGCGGCGGCCGGGATCGTGACGGCGGTGGTGTGGTTGAGCGTGGTGAGGGAACGGGCCACGACGGCCATGCGAGAACTCCCGGGTGGATCAGGCCGCGGATCGGACCCGCAGCTCGTAGGTGGCCGAGTACCGGCCGAGGAAGGGGCGGTCGACGTCGGAGATCTCCTGCGGAGCCGACGACTCTCGGATGGCGCCGATCCAGCCCAGCCCCGGCACCACCCGCTGGGTCTCATACGCCGTCCAGAGCACCCGGCGCACGTCGTCGGCGAGATCACCGGCGTCGCGGAACGGGTCACCGGAGGGTCCCTGGTCGTCGACCCAGCACTGCACGTTGATCCACGGGGTGTCGTAGAACGACGGCGCCGGAGAGTCGCCGCCCACCCGTCGGATCACGACCAGCGGGATGTAGTCGGTGATGTGGTCGGGGATCCTGCTCATCACCGTGACGCCCGGGTAGGTCATGTCCTGCCGGAGCAGCTCGAGCACGACGTCGAGGTAGTCGACCGAGTAGCGGGCCATCAGAACGCGCTCCGCAGCGCGTGGATGCCCATGGTGCGGCCGTGCTCACCGAGGCTGCGGCCGTACTCGATCGCCGCCGCCGCGCGCTGGCCGCGGGTGTCGTCGAGGTTGACGAAGTAGTCGACGTCTCCGGAGGTGACCGTGATCCGGGAGTCACCGCTGTAGCGGTGCGCGGCCAGGATCGCCTCGGCCCGCGCGGCACCGGCGCGAGCGGTCCGCCCGACGGCGCGCCGCACCCCCGGCATGTGGGAGATCAGGAAGTTCATCTCCCGGTCGCTGTAGTAGATCTCGACCGCCATCTACCGCTCCTCGATCAAGGTGCAGGAGATGTGCCGGGTGCCGTTGGAGGCGGTGTAGACCAGCGGACCCCCGAGCGGGGTCATGACCTTGCCGTCGAACTCGATGCGCGACCACCAGCCCAACGGGGCGTCACGCACGTGCAGCCGCCAGGCGGCGTCGACCCGCTGGCCCTGCCGCACGTCGATCGCGGGGAATGCGCCGCGGGTGGACGACACCGGGTGCATCGTGCAGCCGGTGACGGTGACCGGGTCGGCCGCCGGTTTGCGGATGATGTTGCCCCGCGAGTCGGTGACCTCCTCCTCCACCCAGATCTTGACCGTGTGCGGCCCGTGGTCCAGCAGCGTCGACATGGATCACTCCCGGTAGATGTCCCACGGGATCAGCTCGGCGCCGAACTGGTCCTCGACGAAGCCGACGGTGAGCGCCTCCTCGTCGCGGGTGAGCGGCTGGTTCCACAGCCCCGTCTTGCCCAGCGCCTTGCGGATCGCGCGTTCCTCGGCCTCGGTGATGTAGATGCCCTGCTGGACCCCGGTGCGCTGGTAGGAGTAGTCACCGGCCGACTCGGCCGAGAACCCCTCCGGGTTGCGCACCGCGCGCTCGACCATGCGCAGCACGATGGCCTTGATCGATCCCGGCACCGTCTGCAGAAGCCCGGTGTCGGGATCGATCCAGGTCTTGCCCGCCACGTCGCGCACCAGTGCCGAGGCGTCGTCCAGCAGCGCGGTGACCCGAGACAGCTCCGGGTCGACGAACGTGCGCCCCAGCCGGACCTCGAGCGACGCGACGTCAGCGAGCGGGTCCATCAGCTGATCGTCAGCTTGACCGCGCGGACCAGCGAGGACACGCCGCCCGTGGTGGTCGTGACGGCCACGCTCGGCGAGGTGCCGCCGGTGAGCGAGGACGACGCGGTCATCTGCGGCACGTTGCCCTGGTTGGCGCCGAAGGTGACCGTGTAGGGACCCCCCGCCGAGCCGGTCACCGTGGCCGAGTTGGTGCCCACGTTGTCCAGATCGCGCAAGGCGGCCTGGACGTCGGCGGCGGCCGCGTTGTACGCCAGCGCCGAAGTGGTCTGGCCGCCGAACGACAGCGTCCAGGTGCCGCCGGTCGGCGAGCCGGAGATCGTGACCGTCTGCACCTCGGCGGTGTCCGGGCCGTCCGCGACCACGTTCGTGCCGATGTAGACGTCGAACAGCGACCGGTCCTGCACGTTGCGGAAGTCGTAGTCGCGGATCCACCGCATGGCGAGACCGAAGGCCGACCGACTGGCTCCGTAGGTTGCGCCGGTCGGGATGGCCGGGGCCTGCATGCTGAGCACGTAGGCGGTGCGGTGGAACGCGTAGGCCTGGTCAGCCGGGAGCGCGTTCGAGACCACGACCTGCGAGAACCCGGCGATCGAGCCGATCACCGCGTCGCGCAGGGCCGAATCGCTGCCGGACCGGTCGACCTGGTGCAGGTCGTCGGACTTGAGCAGCACGCCCTCGAAGTCGCTACCCACAACGAGGTAGCGCTCGCTCATCGGAACGTTGGCCTTGTTGAGGGCCACCCGGGCGTCCACCAGCGCGTCGTAGATGTCGGCCGACGCGGTCGCCGAGGCGACGTTGATCGTGGTGTCGTAGGTGGCACCGGTCATCTCGGCGACCACCGCGTTCTCCACGCCCTCGGCGATCGCCCGCACCTGCGGCTCCGCGATCTGCGCGCCGAAGTCGGTGATGTCGAGGGTGAGCTCCTCGTCCGTGATCGGCACGGCCGAGTAGACGTCGGTGTCGAGCGTGACGTCGACCGAGGTCTCGGTCAGCTCGTCCATCGTGATGATGCCGTTGCCCTCGGACGCGGTCGGCCGCGAGCCGCGCAGCGTCCGGGTACGCGCCGTGGTGCGCGCCGGGACGCGGATGGTGATCGTGTCACCGGCCGCGCCCTGGAACGAGCCGCCCGCGTTGCGCCACACCAGCGACGGGATCACGATCTCCCGCTCCAGCAGGCCGAGCGCCTGAGCGGCGATGCGCTCCGGCTTGATGAATGAGTTCGCCACAGGAACCTCCTAGGTGTGGGGAGCAACCGCAGGCGGCCCCTGTGGTGGCCGTGCGGGGGTGTTTCAGCGGCGTCGGGGGAGCTGCGCCGCGAGCTTCCGAGGGTCGGTCTCCTCGAACTCCTCGTCGGGGTCCGCTCCGCCCTTCAGGCGCTCCTTGGGCCGGGCCGGGGTCTTGCCTCCCGGCTTCGGCTCGGTGTTGGGCGCGGGCGCGAGGAGCGAGAACAGCTCGTCGGCATCCGCTTCCAGTGCCTCGTCGTCATCGCCGCGCACGCGCTTGGCGACGGCGCGGACCTGGGCGAGGGTGGCGTGCTCGGGAGCCCGCTCGATCGCGATCTCCAGGGCCTTCGCCTTGGCCTCGGCTGTGCCAGCTCGGGACTCGGCGGCGGTGGCCCTCTCCTCCCAGCGCTCGAGGTCGCTCTTGCTCGCGTCCTCGTACTGCTTGAGCTTCGAGGCGTAGCCCTTGGAGTCCTTCTCGTGCTTGCGCGCGAGGGACTTCCACTTGGCGAGCTCCTCGGCCAGCTTGCTGTCGTCCGTGTCGGATCGACCGCGGTCGCCGTCGTCGGAGTCGCTCCCGGAATCGCTTCCGGAATCGTTATCTCCCGCGCCGTCACCATCGAGGAGCTTTCCGGCTCCCTCGTCGATCGGGTCGCGGTCTTCGTTCAATTCGTCCCTGTCGGGCCGGGTCATTTCGGTGCTCCCTGTCGGGTGCGAGGTACCTGCGTTTCCGCAGGTCAACCGCCCATGTCGGACGGAAGTCAGCTCTTCTTGCCCTTATTCCACTTGCGGGCATTCAGCGCGAACGTGGCACGCTTCCGCGTGGTCGGATTCTTGGAGCGCTTCAGCTGCTGCAGTTTCTTCACCGGGATTTTCTGCCCCTTCTTGGTCCCGGTGGATTTGCGCAGCTTCCCCTGGTTAGCCTTCTTGATCCGGATCGGCTTCCGTCGGCGTCGCTTCGGTACAGCCATGCCCGCCTCCGTAACGGGTCGTCCTGTGTGTGCGACACTGAAGACGTGATGACTCTGATGAAGCTCGCCGCCCCGGTGCTCGGCGCGGCGATCGTGCTCACCGGCTGCTCGATGCCCGTCGCGGGAGAGGCTGCGGCGGCGCCCGAGGCGACCTCCCAGTCAGCTCCGCCCGTCTACGTCCCGCCGACCTACACGCCCCCCGCCGCGCAGGCCTCGCAGGCCTCGGCGACCAACATCGGCAAGCTGGGGGTGGACACGTTCACCTACGCCGACGGCCTGGTGGTGTCGATCTCGAAGGCCGAGCGGTTCACGCCCAGCCGGTACTCGGCCGGGAACGACTACCCGGTGGCCGTGAAGCTGATCGTCACGGTCACCAACAACAGCTCGAAGGCGTTCGACCCGACGCTGTTCCAGGTGAACGCCAGCTTCGCCGGGCAGGCCGCGTCCCAGATCTTCGACTCCCAGAACGGCCTCGGGCTGGCGCCGCAGACCCAGGTGCTCCCGGGCAAGTCGATCAACTTCCCGGTGGCGTTCTCGATCGTCGAGGGCCCCGGCGAGCTGCAGGTGGACGCGCGGCCCTCGTTCAGCCACAACAGCTCGGTGTTCGTCGGCCCGGTCAGCTAGGCGATCGAGGCCCGGCGGTTCTCCCGCCGCAGCTCGTCGATCAACCGCCGCCACTGCCGACGGGCCTCGGCTCCCGAGTAGCGGTTGCGGATGTTCTCGTTCCACAGCTTGTGGAATTCCTGTGCACGGCCGGGCCACGGCGCATCCAGGTGGTAGACCGGCTCGGCCGTGCACGCGCAGTGGTCGTGCGCCTTGAACCCCGCGGAGTCCTCGGTGAGGTACACCGGCCCGCGGCTGGCCAGCATGGCGCAGAAGAAGCAGGGGTCGCCGTCGGTGACCCGAACCCAGCGGAACACCCGGTCGTCTTCCTGCAGCAGCGTGAGCAGGCTGCGGCGGCCGCCGGTTAGCACGTGGCGCGACGCGGCCCCGCTGGACTCCACGAACGACTCGTCGCGCGCCTCGCGCACCGTCTTCCCGCGGGCCCGCTTCGCCTTCTGCCCGATCGGACCGGTGACGTTCAGCGAGATCTGCACCGCCCGGTCGTTGGGTCGCCAGTCGATGTCCGGGATCTCGATCCGGGTTCCCGGCCGCTCCAGGCTGCGCCGCACCGCGTCCTCGTCGATGTCGAAGCGCACCCGCGAGTTGCGCGGCTGCGGGATGACGAGGTCGCCGTTCGGCCGTCGGCCGCCGAGCTCGCGACGGGCGCTACTCGAAGCCCTACTCGAAACTGAATCGCTTCGAGTACGCGGCGGGCGCCCGGTGCGCGGCCCGGCCGGAGGTGGCGGGGTCTGCGGCCGCGAGGCGCCCGGGGGCGGCGCGTCCGGGATCTCCGCGGCCCGGTAGGCCCAGTAGTAGCGGGTGGCCGCCTCCGCCGAGATCAGCCGGTAGGACACGATCAGCCGGGTCACCGCGCGGATCCAGCCCGGGCCGGTCTCGTCGAGCTCCTCGGAGTCCAGCAGCGACCACAGCGCGATGAACTCGGCGAGGAACTCGTTGCGGATCTGCTGCTGCTCGATCCGGTGGGCCTCGGTGAGGCGACGACCCTCAGGCGTTGACGCCACGGCGCGGGGCCCGGTTCTGCTGTGGCTGGCGGCCGTTCTGCGGCGGCTGGCCCTGCTGCGGCGGGGCTGCCTGGCGCGCCCGGATCTCGGCCTCCTGGGCCTGACGCTCGAGCTGCTGCTGCATCTTCGTGATCGGGTCGCCCGCCTCGGCGAGCCGGATCCACTCGGCCACGTCGGTCTTCTCCACGCCCGGCACCAGACCCCACAGCGCGGTCGGCGGGACGTGCAGCATCTCGGCCATCTTGCCCAGCGCGTCCGCGGCCTGGGACATCGAGCGGATCTCCATGTCCTGCCAGGTGACGCGGCCGGTCGGGTCGGAGGCGTACTGCTCGTTGCCCTCGAGCGCGACCGCGAGCCGCAGCGCCTGCGCGTGGCTGGCGCCGAAGGACTTCTGCCGCTCGTGCACCTTCTGGTTCAGGCTCGCGCGCGCGGCGGCGAGGGCTTCCGCCGAGAGGTTGGCCATCTGCCCGGTGAGCTCGTGGGTGGGGGTCTGGCTGACCGCGGCCAGGGTCTCCACGTCGTTGCGGTAGGCCGCGATGAACGGCGAGAGGTCTGAGGCCTCGAGGGTGCCGAACTTGGTGTCGGCGTCCTCGGCGATCAGGATGTCGTCCTGGCGCAGCTGCAGCTTCTTGCGGGTCGCGTCCTCCTCGTCGTCCGGCTCGGCCATGCCGGTGACGTAGCGGACCCGCCAGGAGGCGAAGTGCTGGGTGAGTACCCGGTCGTAGGAGGTCTTGTTGATCCGCGCGGCCAGGGGGATGTGCGGCTCGACCTCGCCGGTGGTGCGGCCCTCCAGGTCGAGCATGTTGGCGAAGCGGACCACCGGGCAGACCCCGGCGTCGTGCACCCCGCGCTGGCGCAGGTACTCCACCCCGGTGCCGTCGGCGTCGAGGGTGAGCTCGTGCTCGGCGGTGTCGTCGAGCACTCGGACCAGGGTCTCGCCGTTGGTCTTGGCGTCGATGATCTGCATCGTGTACTGCGGCCAGTCGTCCTCGGCCGGGTCCTCGAACAGCGCCACCATCTTGCGCGGGCTCACGCCGCGGATCACCGACATCGCCCGGCCGGTGACCGGGTCCTCGCCGGGCAGCACCTTCTCGAACGCCCAGCCGTAGCCGAGCGCGGCGCGGTGCAGCCGGATCTGGCGCTGGTCCATGCCGTTGGCCAGCCAGGTCCGCCACGGCGGAGAGGCCTTGCGCTGGTCCTCCTCGCCCGCGGCCCGGTCGTGCGGCGGGTCGATCTCGGAGCGGAACCCGTCGACGTACATCGCCTGCGCGCACGAGGTGACCACCAGCGTCAGCCAGGGCACCTGGGAGAGCCGGGCCAGCGCCTTGAGCTCCGGGGTGATCCGGCGCGGCAGCGGCACGCCCTCCTGCTCCCAGCGGTACCAGCGGTCGATCCGCTTGAGGCGCTCCCGGTCCTTGTCCCAGAGCGGGTAGAGCTCGTCCTTGACCAGCTTCACGGCCTGTTGCGGGGAGAGCACGTCACCACACCTTCCCCGACCGCTGCTTGGTCGCCGTGTCCTTGTTCTGGTAGAGGCGCCGCACCATCCGGGCGCCGACTGCGCACACCGCGAGGTCGACCTTGCGGGCCGATTCGCGGTGCTCCTTGCCGAGCGATACGCCGTAGTCGTTGGGGCGACGCCGCGCGTTGCGCACGTGCTGGCGCAGCCGCATGTCGCCGTCGTGGGTGAAGCGCCGCGCGGCCACCTCGGCCACGAAGCGCTCCGCGGCGCCGGTGAACAGGTTCAGGTGCTCCTTCGAGCGCATGTCCCAGGAGATCGAGTGCCGCCGGTCGCCGGACTGCACGCTCCACAGCTTCAGCCGCGGCCCGTAGCGCTGGTGCCAGTCGTCGAGGAACGGCTCCCAGTACCGCTCGCCCTCGTCGTCGCGGGTGTCGGACGGGTCGCCGAAGAACGCCACCACCTTGTAGGTGTCCATCATCGCGGCCACCGCGTCGTCCACGTCGTGACGCGGCACCGTCCAGCCCTTCCCGCGCTCGCCGTGCGGCTTGGACCAGGAGTTGACGACGAACACGTGCCCGTCGGACAACCGGCACCCGACGAGCCCGGTGGTGTCGTCGCTCTTGGAGCCGTCGAAGAACGCGACGATGGGCTCGTCGGGCAGCACCAACTGTCCCGGGGCGGCGATCGCGTCCCACTGCTGGGGGTCCATCCACGCGTCCTCGGCCGCGGTGATCTGGTTGTACCAGAACCGGCGCGACCGGCTGGGCGGGTTGCGGATGTCGATGATCGACTTGACGATCGAGTCGGTGTCCAGCCAGACCGAGTCGCCGCGAATAGCCTGAACGACGCTGGGGGCGGCCTCCGGCGACAACGGGGCTTCCGGTGGCGCCTCCAGCGAGTCGTAGAGCAGGCCGACGTCCATCGCCTCGCCACTCTGCGCCTTCTCCCAGGCCTCCCGGTCGTGCTCGGCCACCGAGTCCTCGCCCGGCTCGTACGCATTGGTGATGCGCAGCGTGCGCGCGGCCCCGCCCCTGGCCTTGGTCGAGTTGCGCTCGATCACGTCGGCCATGTCCCAGCCGTCGTTGTTCTCCAGCCAGTGGTGGGTTTCGTTACAGAGGGTAAAGGTCGACCGCGCCCCTTCGAGCGAAGCAGGCGAAGAGGTGACCGCCTCCATGAACCGCTCGTCGCCGAGGGCGTGCAGCTGCTCACGGCCGATCTGGATGCCGTAGTGCGCGCGGGCCTCGGCGGTGAACAGCTGCGGGAACAGCCGCATCGTGTTCTTGGTCTGCTTGAGGCTGACCGCCGCGGTCTGTACCCAGGCGTTCGCGCAGTCGCCGCCGACCGGCCCGTGGGAGTCCCAGTCGACCACCCGGACCGGCCCGAGCATCTCGCCCGCGCACAGGCAGGCGCCCAGGGGGTCCTTGCCGTGTCCCTTGAGACGCTGGAACACCCCATCCCGGTAGAGGAACCGGCCGTCCTCGCGCACCGCGTACCACCACAGCAGGAACCGGGCCTGCTCGGGCGTGAATCGCCACCCGACGCCACGCGACTCCTGCAGCCACCGCCCGCACCAGGCGAGGAACCCCCAGCCGAGGGTGTGCTCGGGCAGCAGCCAGTGGTTGCCGTCGGTCTGCCAGGTCGGGCCGATCCGGACCGGGTCCCAGGCCAGCTTCGGGAACTCGGCGGGCCGGGCGAGCTCGGCGCGGTAGTAGGCCTCAATCTCCGCCAGCTCTTCGCGCTCGTCACGGCGCGCGGTCGCGAGACTGACGGCCATGGCTCAGTTCGCGGGCGGGCGCTGCGCGGCGATGGTCGCGCTCAGCATCTGCAGCAGGATCCGCATCGCCTGCTCCTTGCTGAAGCCAGCGTCGAGGTACGACACGTACATCGCGTGCAGGTCATCCGCGCTCTTGCGCTGGTCGGCGGACGGCTCGCGCTTCGGGGCGCTCGAGAAGAAATCCATGCGACTGATCATCCCGCACTCCGCGGGTGCCAGCGCTGGTTGACCAGCGCGCGTCCGGCCTCGGACTTCGAGGCGCTGCCGGTGCCCTCGTCGGGCAGGCGCAGCTTGGTGAGCAGGGTGGACAGCGTCGCGCGGTGCTGGCGGATCTCCGACACGTGCGGCGCGGCCACGTCCTGACCCATCGAGCCGGTGGTGATCAGGTCGCGGGTGGCGAACTCGGCCTTCAGCCGCTCGATCACGTCGCACTCGTGCGCGGCGTCGGCGAGGATCGCGAGCTCGTCCGGGCGCAGCGAGTAGGCGGAGGTTACCGAGTCCCAGAGCGCCTGGCCGCGCTCGCCCAGGTCGGCGGGCTTCCAGTCCATGGTGCTCATGCCGGTTCCTCCTCGGCGAACTCGATCCCGATCTGGTCGCTCTTGACGCTGTTGCAGTAGAAGTGCGCCGTCTGCCAATTATCCGGGGCGTGCGCACCGCCGCGCGCGAGCGGCACGATGTGGTCGACCGTCGGAGCGTCCAGCTCCGGCGTCCGAGCATCCCGGTTCACCGGGTCGCCGCAGATCCGGCACATCCAGTTGTCCCGCTCGAACACCCGCCAACGCTGCCCCGGGGACATCCGGGCGACCACCTGCAACGCCCGACGACGCGCCTTCGACTCACGACGAGCGCACGTCCGCGAGCAGTACTGCGCTGGTGAATTCATCAACTGGCAGGTGAACTGCTCACCGCATGAGTGGCACGGTCCGGACACGAACACCCATCCGCGGGATACACCC